TACTCAAGCCGCCCGACGCACATAGAAATGAACGGCAAAACCTTCAATCTTAACGAAGGACTTTACGACAAGGCGGTAGACAAAAAAGTTATGCCGGGTGAATTGTATTGGTGCCGCTGTACCTTCCGTCCCGTCATTGAGGATTAAACAATGAAGAAAGAAGAGCGTTGTATTGCGTTTGACTCCGTTAGCCTGAGAACGATTGACGGGAATGGCTTTCTACACGTTGACAGTTCACCGTTAACGCGCGTGCAGGTTGCGCCTTATCTAGGCCGTGAAATTTCAGGCTGGGAGGCTCAAGGGCTTGACCCTGAAAAAATCTATCACGCATACAGACCGCCGGAAGAACTCGCCAGCGAAGAAACGATCAAATCTATTAACGGTATCCCGATTCACCTAGAGCATCACGATGATTCAGGTGAACCCGAAGACAAAAAATCTCGGGTAGGAACTACCGGAACCGACGGGGCTTTTAAAGCCCCGTTTTTAATGAACTCGCTTCATATTTTCGATCAGGACGCGATTAATCGGATCAATGACGGAAGCATGAAGGAGCTTTCCCTAGCGTACACGTATATCCCTGAGTTTAAGGCAGGGGATACGGATGACGGGGAACACTACGATTTTGTACAGCGTCAAATTAGAGCTAACCATTTGGCGCTAGTTGAGAAAGGGCGAGCTGGCCCGACCGTGAAGGTTAGCGATACAGGTAAGGATATCAATATGGCAGATATTGAAAACAAAGACGCTGGCACCGAGCAAAAGGAAGTTGATCTCGCCCAGAAAATTATCGACCTGCATAAGGTTGATGAAAATGGCAATGTTGTTGACGCATCCGATGAAGACAAGGAAGCCGCCATTGCAAAAATTCTCGACGAACTGAAAAGCAAGGGCATGGGGGATGACGATCTCAAGAAAATGAAGGATACATTGTCTGATTTGGCTTACTCCAAAGCTACAGGCGATGAAGCTCCAAAGCCGGCTGAGAACGAAACCAAGGATGACGATGTTGAACTTGACGAAAAAATGAAGGACCCGACATTTAAGGATGGTTTTGAGGCTGGTGTTCTTTATGGCGAAAAACGTGAAAAAGCTGATCCAAAGCGCATCGATCGAGATCATGAGCGCGAAGGTGAAGAGCGTTACTTGCAAGGTGTTGAAGACGCTTTGAAATCCTGCGGCCTTGATGACGCCCCGGATGCTGTCAAAAATGCCTTCAAGGAAGGGTACAAGTTCACGGCTAAAGAGGCCGAAGACGATGGCGAAGAAGTGAAGAAAGTCGAAGAAAAGGTAGACGAATCGGTGAAAGCGTCTGATTCGCTCAAAGCCCTTAAATCTGCACTGGTCGACGAAATGACTGCGATTGAAGAAGTCAAGCCGATTGTCGGGGCTATTCGTTTAGGTGCGTACGACTCTGCTGGTCAGGTTTATTTGGCTGCCTTGAATAAATTGGGCATTCGGGGCGTAAGTGCGTCTCAAGCCCGAATTGCTTACCGAGCTTACATCGCAGGTCGTCAGGGTTCTTCCAAATCCACGGCACGCGATTCAGCGCCGAAAGAGGAACGCACCGCGCTTACTTCCATTCTTGAAAAAGTTAACTAATAGGAGTTTTTGATGCTTCAAAAAACAGTAAATCTTTACCCTGCTGTAGGTATCGCAGGCCAGCAGGTGGCTTTTAATCAGGCGGTATACACGCCGCATAACTACCTAAGCGATGGAACCGTGGCTTGCGGTACTTTCGCTTTTGCTAAGGCCGCAACAAGCTCCACAACGGCCGTTCAATTCCCTATCGCTTCTGCAACAGGAGCCGCAGGGGACAAGGTAGTAGGTCTTGTCGAACGCACTTTCACGGCTTCTCTGCCGTCCTACGACGAGGATACTGATATTTATCCCGAGGGCGCTGAGCTCACCATCGCCGAACGTGGGGATTACTACATTGTTGCTCCGGCTGCCGCTACGGTCGGTCAGTCGGTTCTTTGTGATCCGACTACCGGAAACATCACATTCGGAACTGCCGGCGCCGCAAATGATACAGGCTGGGTAGTTCGTACGGCTGGCGCTAAGGATGACACGATCATTATCTCTAATCACGGCTTGTCTATTACGCCTGCCGCGTCTGGTGGCAACTAATCGAGGAAAATGAACATGGATGATTTCAAACTAGCTCAAGAAAAGGGCATTGGCGGCGTAGACGTTAAA